CAATCATATCCTCCATATGATCTTATCAAACTAGATGAAGATACATATAGACTATCTATTGCGGTTGCAGGATTTACCAAGGATGATATTGATGTTTCAGTAGATAACGGAACACTTATTATCAAGGGTGAGATTAAAGAAGTTACGGATGCAGAAGTGGTGCACAAGGGTATTGCAAGCCGTAAGTTCACACGCTCATTTGCTCTTGGTGAATATATGGAAGTGACTGGGGCAGACCTCAAGGATGGTATGCTACATATTAATGTAGATCGTATTATTCCTGAAGAGAAGAAGCCTAGGTCAATTTCAATTAACTAAATTTCAAGGCGCTACCTTGGACAACCTGAGTAAGTTGTAAAACTGCTCATTCTTTGCTATAATAGATGTAACAAACTTTAGGAGGGTTTATGGCTATCAAAGGCTCATTAGAAGCAATTATTGAAGTTGCTAAGAAAGAAGTTGGAACTATCGAGGGTCCAAAAGACAACGAAACAAAGTATGGTAAGTGGACAGGTGCAAACTTTCAGCCATGGTGTCAGTCATTTGTTTCTTGGACTGCATTTACATCTGGATTAGATCCAAAGAAGTATCCAAAGTCTGCATCTACAGTTGCAGCAGCAGATTGGTTTAAAAAGAATAATCGTTGGGCAGATGCTCGCAACGATGATCCAACTCCAGGAGACTGGATTTATTTTGATTTCCCAGATGATGGTGTAAATCGTATTTCACATGTTGGTCTTTGCATTAAGAACAATGGCGATGGAACAATTCAAGTTATTGAAGGAAACACTTCAGGCACTGCAAAGGGAGACCAACGCAATGGCGGAATGTGTGTAGAGAAGACTCGTGCTTATGTAAAGAACAAAAAGGGACTTCTTAACGCAGTTGTTGGTTGGGGTCGTCCAGTTTATACAGGAGAAGAAAATGCTCCACTACTATCAAAGGGTGGTGCTGTATCAGAGTCAGCACCTGCAGTAAAGCCTGCAGCAAAGAAGGCTACAGCATTTAAACCACTTAAGAATGGTTCAAAGGGCGCAGGAGTGAAGACTGTACAAACACTTCTTGGAATTAAGGCAGATGGTGCTTTTGGTCCAGGTACTGCAAAGGCTGTTCAGGATTTTCAAAAGAAGGCTGGATTACCAACTACAGGAATTGTTGATCAAGCAACACTAAAAGCATTGAAGGCTAAGTAATGGAATCAAATAAGAGAACACTACTTAAAACTTTTAGTTGGGAAACATTTCACCTTGTTGGTGTAGCAGGAGTTATCTATTTGTTTACTGGTGAATGGGAGTATGCAAGTCTCGGTGCTCTTATTTATATTGGTTGGGAAGCAATCGGATACTACCTACACGAAAGAGTGTGGGCTAAGTTTGGAAAAAAGATCAAGTAATGACTACTGGTTTATTTCCAAATAACATTCTTGCAGGAGCAATTGCTGTATATGAAAATGTCATAGACAACTATGAAGAAAGTATAAATACTGTTAATCTCTTGGCAAATAATGATTCTTTGGAAATAGAGTTTAAGGATGCCACGGTACTGGGTACTGCAGAAGGATATTCTGTACGTACTCCAGTCCGTAGTCCAGCAAGAACCAATAGTCATCTTTACATATCGTCAGACTATAACATTGAACAATTAACTGAACTTGAAAATTTATATAATGATATTATTTTTACTAGGTTACAGTCATATAAAGAGAAGTTTGGTATTACAGAAGATGTCTATAATCCAGAAAATTTTCAATTATTAAAATATGAAGTTGGACAATACTTTCATAGTCACTACGATTCATACCCATCAGTTAATAGAGTAATATCTGTACTAATCTATTTAAATGATGATTATGAAGGTGGCGAAATTGAGTTTGTTAACTTTGATATAAAGATAAAACCAAAAGCGGGAACACTAATAATGTTTCCATCAAACTATCCCTATAGACATATTGCCCACCCAGTTATAAGTGGAACAAAGTATGCAGTATCAACTTTTTTACATGAAAGGTAAATAAAAGTAATGCCTATATATGATTATAAGTGTACACAGTGCTCTAGTTCTGTTGAATATAAAAGAGATTTTGGTGACAGTACCGAACCAGTATGCTGTAATCAAATAATGCAGCGTCAGTGGCAATCGCCAGGTGTGGTCTTTAATGGTTCGGGATTTTATTCAACAGATAATAGAAAAAGATAGTGATTGATTTTAATAAAGCAAAAAAACTAACAGAAGAATTAGAAAATGCTGTTGGATATGGGACAGAAGATTTTTCTATTTTCTTATATAGTTTAATCAAAATGCGTAAACCTAATAACATACTTGAGTTAGGAACTGGTGTTGGATCAACAATGCTTTGGTCTGCATTAGCCTGTAAAGAAAATGGTTTTGGTAAGGTCACTACAATTGATAATGGTCTTCATTGGGTAGAGGATATCCAGCACTACGACAACGACTTATTTAAAAATAAAAAATATTATGATTTTATTAATAATATAATAAATGATTATGACATAAATGATTATGTAGTATTTAAAAATGAAAACATTAGTATAGAGTCATTCAATAATATTGATTTTAAAATAGATATTCTTTTTTCTGACTTTGATCATGGACCTGATACAATCCAAAATATTGTTATAAGTTGTTTAGACAAGGTATCTGATGAATCAATAATATTTATAGACTCTGCCTCAACTTATTATCCATCTTATTTGTTTTTAGAGTCTTTAGTTAATAAGTTAAACTCAAATGGTTTGGTAGATAGTTTAAGTTTAAACGATAAAGCAGAAGAGTTTGTCAGTAAATCAAAATTTAGTCTTGTTCATCTTATTGAAGATAAAGATAGATCGCAAAATAGCACAGCAATGATTGAAATTAAGCCTAAAAGCGAGTTTCCCAATAGCAAATTTATTAGGTTTTGATTTGCCTATGTTGTTGATTGGTAGTATAATAGTAATATGACAACTGACACAATGGAAGATATCTGGGTACTAGATGCTACAGATAGATGCGACTCATGCTATGCACAAGCCTATGTTAAGGTAATCGGCAAGGCTGGTGAACTACTATTCTGTAGCCATCACTACAATAAGATAATGGATAATGCTGTTGGATATGACAAAATGATGAAGTTTATGGTAGAAATAATTGATGAAAGAGAAAAACTAGAAGGATGATTATTCAGATTATTGGACTGCCAGGATCTGGTAAAACAGAACTGGCAAAGGCACTAAAAGAACGCATTAATGCAATTCACCTCAATGCAGATGAGGTTCGTGCAACAGTTAACTCAGATCTTGGTTTTGCAGTCGAAGATCGCATTGAGCATGCTCGTCGTTTAGGTGAGACAGCAAGACTAATTTCAAAGCAAGGGGTTGCTCCAGTAATTGTTGATTTTGTGTGTCCAACTGAACTAACTCGTGCAGCATTTGGAAAGCCAGACATTTTTATTTATATGGATACAATTAAAGAGGGTAGATTTGAAGACACCAATAAAATGTTTGAGGCACCAGACAAGTACGATTGGTCTTTCTTAAATCATACCCTGAGTCCAGATGAAAAGGCTTCTGTAGTTATTGAAGAGTTTGGTTTGCATGATTGGTCTGCACCTACAACTTTAATGCTTGGTCGTTATCAACCATGGCACGAAGGACATCATGCACTCTACAAGGAGGCTGGGAAGAGAACTGATCAGGTGCTTCTTGGGGTTCGCAACACCTACAATACAAGTGAAAAAGATCCACTAAAGTTTGATGAAGTAAAGCAGTACATCGCCAAAGATGAATTCATGGATGGTGCATTAGTATTAAGACTACCTAACATTACCAACATTGTCTATGGTCGTGATGTAGGCTACAAGATTGAGCAAGTAGATTTGGGGGCAACTATTCATGCTATTAGCGCTACTGAAAAACGTAAGCAACTGGGCATATAAAGTATTCTTAGATAACAACTTTGCAGACAAAGAAGCAGAACTACATTTTGGAAGCAAAGATGACAGTAACAAAGGCTAGATCATTTGTTAAGGCTTTAAGTTATCGCATATGGGGAACACTTTCTTCATTTGTCGTTGCTTATATAATTACAAGAAGTGCTACGATATCGGGAGCAATTGCTTTCTGGGAAACTGTAGTTAAAATATTCATTTACTACGCCCATGAGCGTGGTTGGAACTATATACAATGGGGGAGAAAAAATGGGTAATAACAAACATCCTTTCAATACTACTCAAATTAAAAACGGTAGAATTGTTAAGTTAAGAAAAGATGGTAGAATTAAGGCTGACCTTGGTCCATATTATGCAAACCATAATAAAGTAAAACCAAAGAGAGTTGGGTAAAAGTATGTATCAATATTATGTTCGTAAGGTAGAGAATGTCGTTGATGGGGATACCATCGATGTTTTAATTGATTTAGGCTTTGATATTTTGTTTTCATCTCGTGTTCGTCTTGCTGGTATTGATACCCCAGAATCACGCACAAAAGATCTAAAAGAAAAAGCGCTAGGTCTTGAGTCTAAGGAGTACCTGAAGAAGGCTTTGAAGGATGCTAAGTCTGTTGTAATTAAGACTGAGAAGATGGACTCATCAGAAAAGTATGGTCGTATTCTAGGCTGGATCTATATTAATGATGATACCGAATCAATCAATGATAAGATGATTAATGATGGTTATGCTTGGGGATATATGGGAGATACCAAGGTAAAAGATTTTGAGGCACTTAAAAAGGCTAGAGCAAAGTCTGGTAAGTAATGAGACACATACTTTACTTTACTGCTGATTGGTGCAACCCATGTAAGCGCACAAAGCCGATTGCAGAAGAGTTAGATAGAGATAATGTTATTAAGTTTCAGTTTATTGATGCTGATGACAATGGTGATCTTTGCAGGAAGTTTGAGATTAAAGCAATACCAACATTTATTTTAATTGAAGACAACAAAGAAGTACGCCGTATGAATGGTGCCAAAACAAGAGAGCAGATTGAGGAGTTTATCAACGGTGAATAATGAAGATGCTATGATTGATGATTTAATTCTTCAGGGGGCTCTAGAAGTTGCTGGCATAGACTCACAAACTGGAGAATTTTTATATTCTGTAACTGACAAGATGAAAGACATAATGCCTGATCTTTATGAAGAGCATCTTAATACTGTTAATAAGGACATAATGGCTCTATGGGAAAAAGGTTTTGTTGATGTAGATTTTAATGAAGATAACCCTATAGTAAGGCTGTCATTTAAAGCCCATGATGTTAAGGCAATTAGCATGCTTCCAAAAGACCTACAATGGGCCTTGGAAGAGATAAAGCGCCACCTAATGGGTTAAACTCTGATATAATGGTTTGATAGTACTAGGAGGTTCCCATGCCATATAAGGTAGGAGCAAAAGGTTCATACGGCTGTTCTGGCTACCCTGCAGTTAAAGAGGGTGGAGAAGTTATGGGATGCCACAAGACAAGAGCAGAAGCAGCAGCACAGATTTATGCAATAAATCGTAGTGAGGGAAATATTGGCAAATCTATGCCAAACCTCAAAGAAGGCGATTTTGCCATGACTGCACATGGTGGAGATGAAGAGTTTCACGTTGGTCAAGTAGTTCACGTTATGCGTGAAGGAATACTTGGCGTTCCTGGTGGAGAGTATACACTTGAAGCAACTCCAGATAATCCTGCGGTACTAATTCAATTATTTGAACAAGAAGAAGAAGGATTTTGGGAAGCAACAAGAACATATACAGCATGTATGATGAGTTTGTTTATTCCTATTGACCCACTACCAGTTGAACCAGAGATGTCGATTGAAGATATGCCTAATATGAATGCACAACCAGATCTTATGGACGCATATGATAACTCAATTGGAAAGACAGAGTGTTGCCCTGATGAAATTTCTAAGCAGGCACCTTGCTGGGATGGATATGTACAGCGTGGTATGAAGCCAGGCGAAGGTGGAAGAATGGTTCCTAATTGTGTTCCTGCTGCAAAAGCAGATGACCTTTGGGAAGATGATGATACAGTAGTTTATGAAACAGATTCTGTTGAAAAAGCAGAAGGGTACTCACCACCTGCTGGAGCAAGAGCAGCAGCAAGAAAAGCAATTAAGTTTAAAGAAGATGGTAAGGCAAAAGGTGCGGGTACATCAGTAGGTTGGACTCGTGCAGGACAACTTGCAAGAGGAGAAACCTTATCTCTTAGTACTGTTAAAAGAATGTACTCATACTTCTCAAGACATGAAGTTGATAAGAAGGGTAAGAACTGGGCAAACCAGTCTGATCCATCAAATGGTTATATAATGTGGCTTGCATGGGGTGGAGACGCAGGGTTTTCTTGGTCACGAGGCATAGTAGAGCGTGAAAAGAAGAAGACGGATACCACTTGGGTAGGAAGCGCATTTAGTTTTAGAAAGAAATAAAAATGATGTACTTGTTGGCAGTGCCCTTGACATTGTTTGTCTTTTGGTCTATAATTATTACAATAAAGAAAATTAATAAGCGTAGACACTCTTATGTAATATATCGTCAAAGCGATATACATAAAATGTTAAAATATTTTTTTTCTTTGGACATACAAAATACTCCTAAACCTAGTTCGCAGTTGACAAAACGAATAGAAAAGGATATGATTAGAGTAATTGTTATGGGGTCTCAAGCATATTGGGTTTCTAACAATACATTCTATGTTGCAGATGCTTTTGATGGAGAGGTAATTACCGAAACAGCAAAGCCAGTAGATGTACAGAGTATGTCTAAATTAGATGTAGAAAAAATGCTATCCATACTGGATAGTTTAAATAGTGGACAGGGAAACGATGATAGTAGCAGTACAAGGAACGAATGATTTTGATGACTACAACATCTTTATTCGTGCTATGGGTGTGGCTCTATCTGGCATGCCAGAAGAAGATAAAGAGTTTGTAATCTACTCTGCTGGGCCTGTTAAGATTAATGCTTTTGTTTCAGAGTTTTCAAATTTATCTGAACGTGGAATGAAGGCCAGGGGTCGTAAAATTAAGTTTTATAAAGTTGCTAATGTCTGGTTAGAAGAAAATATAAACCAAGTTAATTACTTTGCATTTCTTAGTAGACCTAAGCAACCAAATTCAAAACTTGTTGATGTTGCTGAAAAAAACAATATTGAAGTAGGAATTTTTCGTTACTAATTAAAGGAATAAAACAAAT